CCTCTTTAGCCGTTCACTTACTAATTGCGATGGGAATGGATGAGCATTTATTCATGAAGTGGCAAGCAGGAAAGAACCCCAAATCAACCAAAAAAGGCCCAGGCCGTAAACACAAACAAGGAAAGTAAATGTTTAATTTTCAACACGAAGTCCAAGACGTAAATCTCATCATCACCGCTTTAGAGCATAAAGCCCGTGATATCCAATTGTTAATCCAAAAGTTAACAAAAGAAGCTAGTGCTCAATTGCCTGCACAAACAGTAGAGACAACTGTAGTACCATCGACTGATACTCCCGCTAATAGTTAAATCCTATTAGAAATCAATTTCTTATAGCTTAAAACAATATGAGCGCAGGCGCACCAATCGGAAACAAGAACGCATCCAAATCAAGGATGTTTTCTGATCGTCTGCGAATGGTTCTAACGCAAGAGCCACATAGATTGAGGACGATTGCCGAGCAGTTGGTTAGTAAGGCTGAAGAAGGCGAACCTTGGGCGATTCGGGAATTGATGGATAGATTAGAAGGTAAAGCGATACAGGCTACATCAATAGAAAATGCTGATGGATCGCCTATTCTTAATAGTATTCAGGTATCGTTTGTAGCGCCAAATGGATCAGAATGAAATTGCTACCGTCATTAAAAAGGCTGAGTTTCCGCTTAAGTTGCGGTGTCTTTTCGATCCTCCCAAAATCCGTTATCGTGTACTTCATGGTGGTAGAGGCTCAGGCAAATCCTGGGGTGTCGCAAGAGCTTTACTTATTAAAGGGGCTAAGGAGCCACTCCGAGTCCTTTGCGCCCGAGAGTTCCAAAACTCCATATCTCAGTCAGTACATAAGTTACTAAGCGACCAGATTGTTGAGCTTGGATTGCTTGGCTTTTACGAGGTTACCCAAAACTCTATTAGGGGCGCAAATGGGACTGAATTTGCCTTTGTTGGCTTAAAAAACAATCCGCACAATATAAAATCTTATGAAGGCGTGGATATTGTTTGGTGCGAGGAAAGCCAAAGCCTGTCAAATAGATCGCTAGATATTCTCATCCCGACTGTGCGTAAACCTAATTCAGAGATATGGTTTACCCTAAATCCAGAATTACAGTCTGATGCAGTATACGAAAGATACGTATTAAGTCCACCAGAAAATGCCGTTGTCCAACGCATGAATTGGAACGACAACCCATTTTTCCCTGAAGTTTTGGACATTGAGCGCAGAACTTTACAGGCTAGAGACATAGAGGCCTATAACAATGTCTGGGAAGGATTGTGTAGGGTTACTGTTGACGGTGCGGTGTTCGCCCGAGAAGTTCAGAGCGCAGAACTAGAAGATCGCATTACCAAAGTCAGGTACGACCCGACCAAGCCAGTTGTTGCTGTGTTTGACTTGGGATGGGCAGATTCAACATCTATTTGGTTTGTCCAGTTTATTGCACAAGAAATCAGGTTAATCCGCTATGTTGAGGACAGTCAGCAGACAATGTCGCATTACCTTGCGCTGATGCAGACTTTTGGCTATGTTTACGACACTTTATGGTTGCCACATGATGCACAAAACAAAACCATCGGATCAAACGGACGATCAATCGAGGAAATTGTCAGATCATCAGGATTTAAGACCAAAATCATCCCTAGAACTTCTATCGCAGACTCTATTAATGCAGCGAGAACTATATTCCAAAACTGCTACTTTGACCGAGATAATTGCTATGATGGACTCCAATGCCTGAGACATTATCGGTACGAGGTCGATCCAGACACCAAACAGTTCAGTAAAAACCCCTTACACGACCAATATTCACACGGAGCTGATGCTTTTAGGTATATAGCTTTGGGCGTACAGGAAACTAGACCAAAACAACCAAAGAGGGTAAACTATGCTCCACCACAATCATGGATGGCATAAATGGCATTAAATCCACAAGAAACCGATTACGACCCCATCATCGATGAGGCCAAACAATTCTTAAAGTTTGCCAATGATGCAGACACCATGAACCGACAAGAGGCTTTAGAAGACCTAAAGTTTGCATCTGGCGGTGATCAATGGCCTGTTGATCTACAAAACTCCCGAAACTTAGAATCCCGTCCAGTTCTGACAATTAATAAGCTGGATGGATATTGCCGTCAGGTTACCAACCAGCAACGTCAGCAACGACCTAGAATTAAAGTTCACGCAACAAATACGTCTGAGGATGCTGCCGAGGCCGAAGTAATCCAAGGTTTAATCAGGCACATCGAGGTCAATTCCAATGCTGACAATGCTTACGATAACGCTTATAACTACGCTGTACGCATGGGTTGGGGATATCTCCGAGTCGATCACAGATATATAAGAGAAGATTCTTTCGACCAAGAGATCTTTATTGATCCGATTGACAATCCTTTTACTGTTTACATGGACCCAAATTCCATCGCAGTAGATGGGTCAGATCAAGAGCGTTGTTTGATTACAACGATGATGCCCAAAAAGATATTTAAGGAGTTATATCCCGATGCGGATGAGACTTCATTCACGCCAAGAGGCACAGGAGACACGCAAAGCGAATGGATTACAAGAGAAGACATAAGAGTAGCAGAGTATTGGTACACAGTAAGAGAACCCGCAACGCTATATCAGCTTTCAGATGGTTCTACACGGTTTGCCGAAGGTAAGGACTTCTTTGAGCGCATGGAGATGGCGGGTCTATTTGTCGTTAACGAGCGTAAATCCGTTAAAAAGACGATTAAATGGAAGAAATTAACAGCGATTGAGGTGCTCGAGGAGCGTGATTGGCCTGGATATTACATCCCGATCATTCCTGTTTACGGTCGTCACGTTGTAATTGGCGATAAGCGTAAGAAGTTTGGCATGGTTCGTCATGCAAAAGACAGCCAGAGAATGTATAACTTCTGGGTGACTTCATTGACTGAGTCTGTTGCGCTTGCACCTAAAGCAAAATGGATCATGGCAGAGGGTCAGGACGAAGGTCACGAGTTGGACTGGGCTGCTGCGAACATTAAATCGATGGCAACTCTGCGCTATAAGCAGACCGATATTGATGGAAACCCTGCGCCTCCACCGCAAAGACTCCAACCAGAACCTCCTCCAGCTGGGGTGATGGCTGCAGCGCAAGAAATCAATAACGACATGGCAACGATTATTGGAATATATGATCCTAGCCAACAATTGCCTGGAAATATGTCTGGCAAGGCGTTGAATGGTCAGCAAATGCAAGTTGATCTGACTAACTTTGACTTATACGACAACTTGACCAAGTCAATTGCTTATGTCGGCAAGGTAATATTAGACCTAATTCCTAAGATTTACGATACTGAGCGCATGATGCGTATTATTGGGGATGACGGCAAGCCTGAATTGCTCACAATTAACGAGCGCACCGCAGTTGGTCGGGTTAAGAATGACGTTACTGTGGGCAGATATGACGTGGTGATGGAAACAGGCCCAGGCTACAACTCTAAACGTCAGGAAGCGGTTGAGGCGATGATGCCATTACTGCAAGGTAACGAGCAACTCTTTAACGCTGCTGCCGACTTGGTGTTCCGTAACATGGACTTTCCAGGCGCAGAGGTTATTGCCGACCGTTTGGCTGCTCTTAACCCAATGTCTCAGATCGACAAGCACTCTGACATACCGCCCGAAGCTCAGATTATGATCAAGGCAGCGCAAGGTCAGGCGCAACAAGCTCAACAGCAGATGCAAGCTATGCAACTCGCTATGAAGCAACGCCAAGATATTGAGCAAGTTAAGCAACAGGCTGAAACGCAACGTGAATTAATGCGCCAGACTGCTAAAGCTCACAATACCGAATTGATGGCTGAAGCTAGGGTACACGATATAAATACCAAGGCGATCACATCACAGAATAAGAGCGAGATTGAAGCTATCTCTGATCTATTATTGCATCACATGGATACCGCAAGACTTGAGAAAGAAATTGCGATGAGAAACCGTGAACAGTACAGAGCGATTGAAGCTGCGGATCGTTCCATTATGCCGAATCAGTCGCAATAATTGACAGTATAATTACTTTCAGTTATATTGACTAAACCTTACCCATGAGGTACATGGGGCATATTCTTAGGGAAATCCTATGTCTAGTGAGAAAGAAGCATCGTCTATTTTGACGAGCGAAAATTCAGGTGAGTTTTATGCTAACAAATTAGGTTTAGCTACGGAGACGGTAACTGAGGCGGTTGAGAACACTCCCGAGCCAGTTGCAGAAGAACCGCAGAGTGAACCAGTTGCAGAAGAACAAACCAAACCAGTAGAGGAAGGCGAGAAAAAGCCTAATCCAAAACTTGAAAAACGGTTTTCTGAGTTAACTAAGCAACGTGAATTGGCTCGTCAGGAAGCTGAACGAGAGCGTCAAAGAGCTAGTGAATTAGAGGCACGTTTACAGGCTTTAGAAAAGAAAGCCGAGCCTGCAAAGGCAGAGCAGACAGATCAAGAGCCGAGGCCGAGTGATTTTACCGATGCGTTTGAATATGCAAAAGCATTGGCAGAATATTCGACTGCTAAAGCGTTAAGAGAGAGAGACAAGG